CCTCTTTGCCCCCTATTTCGGCGGCAACACGCGCGTGCGCACCACGCTGGCAAGCGCCGCACCGCAGGTCGCCGTCGACGACATCCGCGGCTTCCAGACCGTATTCGTCAACGGCATCCAGACCGCGGTCGGGAATTCCTCCGGCCTCACCGTAACCGTTGGTAGCGACGCCTACACGCTCATGGGTGCGGTGGCCGACGCGACCAACGTATCCACCGCCCCCAACGGTGTCTCCGGCGTCCTGACCTTCTCCTCGAGCGTCAGCGTCGCCGATGGCACGGCCGGCAACGCCGTTCAGGCCGCGACCGCCTCCGTCATCAAGCGCCCGAACGCACGCAGCACCACGGCGGCGCTGGTCGCCACCGACACGCTCAGCATGTCCAACCTGCTCGATGCTGTCGCCGCGCTGCGCATGAATGCCGTTCCCGAAATCGACGGCGTCTTCAATTGCTACCTGGACCCGGTCAGCGCCCGGCAGCTCTTCGCCGACCAAGACTTCCAGCGCCTGTTCCAAGGTGCCACGTCCGCCAACCAGGTTTTTAAGAAGGGCATGATCAACGACTTCCTCGGCCTGCGCTTCATCCCCACCACCGAGGCCTACGTCCAGCCCCATCCCACATTGCCCGGCGCCGTCATCCGCCGCCCCATTATCTGCGGCAAGGGCGCTCTCATCGAAGGTGACTACGCCGGTATGGCTGCCGACGACGTCGCTCCGAAGGACAGCATCGTCGCCATGGTCGACGGCGTCGCCATGGTCACCCGTGAGCCGATCGATCGCCTGCAGCAGATCATCGCACAGTCCTGGTATTGGATCGGCGGCTTCTGCGCCCCGAGCGACACCACCACCAATCCCACGACCATCCCTACCTCAAGCAACGCCAACTACAAGCGCGCCGTCATGATCGAGCACGTAGGCTAAGACTAACTCGTAGACCACCTCTCCCTCTCCCGCTCGCGGGAGAGGGCCGGGGTGAGGGCCAGTGCTAGCCCCCGACCAGCCATCCAGCCGAGGATCCAATGCTCACCGACGCCGAAAAAACCGACGCTCGACGTTTCTGCGGCTACCCGGCCTACGGCGCCGCTCCCAGCGGCAACACCGGCTGGCGCTTCTACCAAGTCTACGGCGCGCTCGAATACCGCCTGAATAACCTGTCCCCCTCCGAAGAGACGGTGCTGCGCCATCATCTCGCGAACCTGCGGATGTTCGAGGCCGCCATACCGATCGCTTCCGACAACCTGGACACCCAGTCTGCCGCCGTGTGGACCCGCAACCCAACCGAGATAGCCGACCGGCAACGCCTTCTCCGTGACTGGGGCCGGCGACTCTGCGGTTTCCTCGGCCTGCCGCCTGGGCCAGCGCTGCAGAACGAAAACTCCCTCGCCCTGATCGTCTAGCCCATGGCCATCGCCCGCCTCCAGGATCGCGTCTCTCGCGGCTTCGGCACCGCGGCCCGGCGCTTGGGCTACGAATACGACGCCTACCGCACCGCCCATCCCACCGCGCCGATCGCACCGCCGAACCGCTTCCTTCGCCTCCACGCCGCATTCACCGACGAAAACGCGACCTTTCACCGCCCCGTCCTATATGGCCACGCCGCATGGTCCGGCATATTCGACACCGCCTACACCAAACCCGGCGACTACCTGCGCGGCCCGGAAGGCACCTTCTTCATCGCCGCCCAGCGCCCTCTGCAGCCCGCGATTTGTATCCTAACCAACCGCACGATCAGCATCGTTCGCCCAGCGGCTCCGGCGGCGGCCGGCGTCAACGCATACGGCGGTCTTCTGGCCTCGACGGCGACTGCGGTATTGACCGGCTGGCCCGCCTCGATCCTGTTCGCCGGTGCGGGCTCGCCCGGTGAGCTGCCAGGGGATGCCGCGACCCCTACCTGGACGATCCTGCTTCCGACTATCCCCACCTACATTCTGCCAGCCGACCGCATCAGCGATGACCTAGGCATGGCCTACGTCGTCGGTTCCACCGAGCAAACCAGTCTCGGCTGGCGCATACTGGCCAAGCAGGCGACGAACTAATGCCAGCGCAATCCGACGTCGAAACCACTCTGGTCGAGCTCGCCGCCGCCGCCCTATACCCAAATGGCACGAGCAGTCAGGGCGCTGTCGCTGCAACGATGCGCATCTACCGCGGCTGGCCCAATCAGAGCGCGCTTAACAACGACCTCGCCAATGGCGTCGTCAACGTCACGGTGTTCGCCGTGCCAAACGCAACCCGCAACACCACGCGCTATATCGACGAAGCCTGGTTCCCGGCCCCGGTCACCCCCGCCCTGACCGTTGCGGTCACCGGCAACACTGCCACTTTTGCGGGGACCGCCTCACTTGGACAGCTCGCAGGCGTCCTATTTGACAACCAATCTTTTGTTCACCGGACCGCAACCGGCGACACCCCTGCACTTGTTGCGGCCACGCTTGCCGCCGCGATTTCGCCGAGCGCGATCGCAACCGTTTCGGGCGCCAGTCTAACGATCCCGGCCTCCACGACCCTGATCGCCCGCACGGTGGCCGATGCCAGCACCTCGACCGAACTACGCCGTCAGCAACAGAGTTTTCGCATCACGGCCTGGTGTCCCACACCCGACCTTCGCGATGCCGTCTGTGAAACGATGGACGTGACCTTCGCCGCAACCCCCTTCCTTGATTTACCCGGCGGCTTCTACGCCCGCCTCCGCTTCGCCTCCACCACCACGTTCGACAACCGCCAGGACGCCGCCCTCTACCGCCGCGACCTGATCTACACCGTCGATTACCCCACAACTCAGACCGCCATCGAGCCGTCGATGCTGTTCGGCGCCGTAGGTGTCGGCGCGACCACAATCCTCGCCTGAACCGGAGCTTCTATGGAAATCACCCTCGTCGTCGTTCGCCCGTTCGGGACGCACGCGGTCGGCGACCGTATCACCTCGCCACAGGCGGTGGCCGCCACCCTCGCCTCGGATGTTGCCCACCACGTCGTCCGCGTCTCCGCCCCGTCCACCAGCGGAGCGAAGTAACAATGCCCATCGTGCAACAGGGCTCGATCAACACGACTGCCCTCGTCGTCCCCGACCTATACGTTCAGATCGTCCCCCCACAGAACCTCGTCCTCAACGGTGTCCCGACCAACGTCCTCGGCGTCGTCGGCACCGCCTCTTGGGGCCCGGTGAACCAGCCTGTCACGCTCGCGACGATGGGCGACTACGCCCAGAATTTCGGTCCCATCGTCAACCGCAAATATGACATGGGCACGCAGGTCGCCACCGCCGTCCAGCAAGGCGCCTCCAACTTCCGCGGCGTCCGCGTGACCGATGGTACGGACGTCGCTGCGACCTACGCCCTCTTCTACGCCGCCGGCGCCTACCCGCTCGAGCTGGTCGCCCGCTATACTGGGTCCCTCGGCAACAACATCGCCATCGTCCTTTCCGCCGGCTCCCAGGCCGGGACCTGGCGCCTCACGATGACGCTTCCGGGCCTCACCCCCGAGGTCTTCGACAACATTGCGGCCCCGACGCCGGCCGCCTTCTGGACGAACCTCGCCAACGCCATCAATCTCGGCGCCTCAGCCCTGCGCGGCCCGAGCCAACTCGTGGTCGCCTCGCTCGGTACCGCCACCGCCACCGCGCCGCAGGCCCTCTCGAACCAGTCGCTACTCGGCGGCACCGACGGTGCAACGACGATCACCGCCGCCACCCTGATCGGCGCCGATGCGCTTCCGCGCTCCGGTATGTATGCTCTACGCGGCCAGGGCTGCGGCATTGGCCTCCTCGCCGACGCCGACGACAACACGCAGTATACCACGCAGGCAGCCTTCGCTTTGTCCGAGGGTGTCTACATGATCGCTACCGGTCCCTCCGGCGACACGATCGCGAATGCCGTCGCGACCAAGCAGACTGCCGGCCTCGACTGTTACGGCGTGAAGCTCATGTTCGGTGACTGGCTCTACTGGAACGACCAGGTGAATGCCACAATCCGCCTGGTCTCCCCCCAGGGTTTCACTGCCGGCCGGCTTGCCAATCTGTCCCCCGAGCAGTCGAGCCTCAACAAGCAGCTTTACGGTGTCATCGGCTCGCAGAAGTCCGGCGTTCCCGGCTCAGGCCAGCGCAATACATACAGCAGTGCCGAACTCGCCCAACTCCTCGGCAACGGCATCGACGTGATCGCCAATCCGCAGCCTGGCGGAAACTACTGGGGCGTTCGCGGCGGCCACAACAGCTCGTCGAACGCCGCGACCCAGGGCGACAACTACACGCGCCTGACCAACTTCATCGCCAGCACGCTCGCCGCCGGCATGGGTCAATACGTCGGACAGGTCATCAACGCCGCGCTGTTCCAGAGAATCCGCTCCACGCAGCTCTCTTTCCTGCAGAACCTTTTCACGCAGGGCATTCTTGGCAGCACGGACGGCTCGACCCCCTTCAGGGTCGTCTGCGACACCTCCAACAACCCGTCCAGTCGCACCAGCCTCGGCTACGTGCAGTCGGACTCGCAGATCCAGTACATGGCGATCAACGAAAAGTTCATCGTCAACGTCGAAGGCGGACAGACCGTTCAGGTCAGCCGTCAGACCCTCCCATCTGGCCAGGTCGGCAACTAAGGAGCAGCCTCAGTGCCCGCGAATGCATTTACTCTCGGCCGCGACTGTCAGCTTGTCGTCATCGGCCCCCAGGGCCGGGTCGACCTGACCAACGTCACCGGCTTCGACA